TAAAGCTGCACGACCACCATCTACACCATAGTTAAGGATTTCGTCCTCTAAGTGTTCTAGGTGAAGGTTCTTACCGCCCTTATCTTCTGTGAGTTGTGAGAATGACATCATTAAACTTTAAAACTCACTCTGGTTGTTACTTTGACATCTACATCTAATTCAAAGTAGTTTAGTATTTTGTCAATACCCTCTTTTAGAATCTCTTTTGCCATATCTACAATTTTTTTTATTTTTTCAACTAATAATTTAAAAAACCCTACAAGTTTTTCCTTTGCCTTTGTGTATATTTTTTTCAAAGTATCTTTAAATTTAAACTCGTTTATCACACCCTCTGATAACATTTGTCTATTTTGTACAATTTCTTCTTTTGCTTCAGCGACCACATTACCTTCTGCATCTAAATAAGTTTTAGTCGCAAATTTTAAAGTTTGCCAAAATGAATATCCTGCTTTATCGCCCTTTACATCATACGAAGATGATTTCAAAGTTGTGTCCATTTTCATTTTAGATGAAGTTTGAGAAATAAGTGTGTTATTTATTTCTGTAAATCTCATTCTATCCATTCTATAATCCCATATCAGCATATGAGTTGCCTCACCATTAGAATCTCCAGCCGCTTCGTTAGGAAATGCTTTACCACCAAATTTTTCATAACCTGTCATTGCCTCTCTGCAAAATGCTTCTGCAACCTCTTTACTTTTAAAAGCTTTGTTAAAAGTAGCAACTATTTCTTGTTTGGTCTGATTTTGTTTATCAACTATTTCTTTTGCATCTTCGTTACCTGCTTTTTTAGCATCGTCTACGGACATTTTTTTAAGAGCAGTTCCAGTAACCTCTGCTCCTATTGTTCTTGTGCTTTCAACAAATTTATCAACCTGCCCAATAAGTAGTTTTTTTACTTCATCGCTTGCTTTTGTTGTTTGTAATGCAGATATGACTGTTGCTCTTGCTTCTTTTTTTTCACCAGACATTAATAGTGCAGAGGGGCCTTTAACTGATGTTTGGTCAGAACCAACCATGATATCTGCTTTAGATGTATCTTTACCACCTTTCTTTTTACTCATTTCAATCCAAGGCGCTGAAACTTGTTTTTTACTTTGTCCAGCTCCAGCATCAACTCTTTTATTTTTTAGTGTTTTTTTACATACCTGAGAGAATTTCCATAGTATATCTAATTTTTCTTGGGGAGTTTTATCCTTAGTTGCGAAAGCGTTCTTTCCTGCCTTGCCTGACATGTTATCTGCAAGTGGTAGGAACTTTGATACATAAGGCTGTTTTAATATTTTTTCATCGAAGGTCTTGCGAGTCCTCTCTCCAGATAAATTAGCGCAATCAGCAATAACCCCCTCAAACAAAGTTGAGGCAGTTGCTTTTGCTTCAGATAGCATTTGAACCTTATCCACAGGCGGAATGTATTTTTCTGTTATAGGCTTTAACTGCCGAACATAACCTCTTAAACTCATCAATTTTCCCCATTTATAAACAATATTTCTACTATTTATAACTATACTTGATTGGAGATTAAATGTCAAGTTAAGAGCTTAATTATTTCCGTTTTGATTTCTTCAGAGGATTCTAAAGTGTCATTAGGTCTGACATTAATATCATTCATCAACATAAAGTTTGTCATTATGTTAGAGATTTGACTACGCCTACCCTGTAACCATTTTTCTGTTTGTGTATCTTCTCTTTGAATGTGTCTGCGTTTTTCTTCATCAAGAGTAACAATTAAAATATAGACCGTTGCATTAAGATTATCAAATAACCACTCAATATCAGGGGCCCGAAAGAACCTATCACCCTCTAGAAAGATGTGTTTATGTTTAGAGATTTCTTGATTAATGAAATCACGAAACTTTGGAATTGCACCATAGGACATACGGTCAGTTCCACCAAAAGTTTCACCTTCTGGATATCTACCGACCACAAGAACATCACCACGTTTCTCACAGGGAAATAGTTTCATGGGTTCGGCAAACTCTGCCGAACCCAATTCACTAAGAATATTTTTTGTTAGTGTGGACTTACCTGAGCAAGGCACACCACCAATCATTACAATCATATATTAATAATCCTCTAACCTAATTAATTGTTGATTATCAAAAAGAGCTTGATGTTCATCATTTACTTTTTGTGGAATACAACCTTCAATTTGCCAATAACTAGATACAAATGGTGTTTCTAATTTAACACCTTGTATATCATTATTAACAACCGTTGTAATGTTTGCAATTAAGTCATCTTGTAAAATTTTCTTGAACAAGTGCATATCATCTGTTGCAATTTTAGGGTTTAACTCCTTAGTTGTATAAAGAATAATTTTAGTAATTTTTCTTGTGATAGAGTTTGGAATAATGTGTTTACATAAAGTTCTATAAGAATTTACAGAGCCTGGCGTAAATAATACATATTCTTCTGTTTTAGAGATTTCATTAAATTTATCAATATTGAAACCAAGAGCTTTTGTTAACCATTTCATAGCATCATCTCTACCAAGAGTGTTCATTAACTGCATCCCACCCTTATCTAGATTCATAATGGCAATTATCATATCATTAATAGTTCTAGTTGCAAAATATCGAGATATATTTAATTCATTGTGAAGATATTGAGTAACTTCATCTTTTGTGTGTATCAATTCTCCCTTTCCTATCAAATAAGCACATCCATTTGTAATGTCATCAAACTCAGCTTCGTCTGCAATGTCATGGATTAAATTTAGCGTTATGCCTGAGGTAGTATTAGTTCTTTCAGAATTATCATTATATGATTGATACATTGCTGGAATGTGAGTTTCATCATTCCTTAGAGCAATTCTAATTCTTTTCCTACCATCTTTTGGTAAATCTGTTTCGACATCAATAATAGGAGGATTATACATTGTTTTCCACTTATCATTTTTTACTCTAGTTTCAAATGTTTCTAGACCTCTATCAATATCTAACCGTTTTCTAACACCAACATTATTTAAATCTTTGTGAAATTCATTACCTTTAAATCTAGTAATATCATACCAACCATAACGAACAAAAGTTCCGTTATCAATTTTATTTTCTGGTTTTTTGTAGTCATTAATATCGACAGAACTGCCGAAAAAGTTTCTTACATCTTTCATTATAGTTTCCTTTTAGCCAATGGCTTGTTGTTAAAAGAATGTGTTATCCAGTGGATTTACATTCTATGTAAATAATTTTATTTACATTATAGCTAGTATACCAAGCTTAACTCACTTTGTCAAGGCTTATTTTACTTATCCAAAGTATATTTTGTGGTAATAACGTATTTTCGGGCAGGATTTACCATAACATTCAGAAATTCTGACATAACATACCTGTTTAACAGACATTCAGTGGTAAAATCATCGCGGTCATTGAGGCCAAACATGATATCATAGGTACTGCCTGCAAATTCCATAGGTAACTGAACAACAGGTCTTTCATCATTTCCACCACCAGTTTTTGCATCATAGGTTTTGATTAGATTTGTGGTTATGGTTTTACCCTTTAATGTAAAAGTAATTTTCTTACCTTTCACATTAATGTCCTCTGCGTGTAGAACACTAAAGGCTGAGTTGCCTGTGTCAAATTTTGCTTCAATTTCACCGAATGGGTCAATACTCACTACTTCCTCAAATCCACATTGAACTGGTGTAGTACGTCTTGATGCAACATCTTTGAAATGTTCTAGAATAGTCTTTGCGACATTGAGTCCAGAGTTTGCTTCCTCTATTCCTTCGCTTCCTGGCGAAGAGTTGACTTCTAAAATAAATGGTGGAGCTGTCTTAGGATTAGCTGATGGTATAAAATCTACAGCAGTTAGAATACCATCTAAGGCTTTAGATGCAAGTAAGCATTGTTCTATTTCAAGGTCAGATAGTTTGTAGGACTTAACCTTTGCACCCTGAGAATAGTTACTTCTAAAATCACCCTCTACAACATCTCTTTGCATAGTGCCAATAATCTTACCACCAAGAACAATTACACGAACATCAAATTCACTCTTGATATATTCTTGAATTAATAAATCTGAACTTGAATCTGTTTTGTACATCAGCTGTACGATTGAGGTTAATGCTCGCTCTGATTCAATAAACAGAACACCAACACCTTTAGAACCTCTCAAAGTTTTCATTATGATAGGAAACTTTGTGTCTAGTTTTTCAACTGCACTTTCTAAT